CCTGTGACTGTATAATGAGTTGTTAAAGTTTTGGTTGTCTCTGTTCCTGCAGCAGACCTAATGATAACTTGTAAATCTGTATTGGCAAATATCTTGAAACCATAAACAAAGGTGTCATTACTACCATTGCCTGAATATGAATTTTTAACTGTTGTTGAAGATATTGTCATAGTTAAAAACCTTTAAATGTTGATGATGGTTTAGTCAATAAAAATTCTTGGTTATAATCTCTTCTCATTCTATTTTCCATTCTTCTTAATGTTCCAGGAGACATAGTTTCCATTATTGAATAACCAATAAGATAATCAAAAGCAGTTTTTAAATAGAATAAATTTAAAAAAGGTATACTTTGACTAACAGCTCTATAGGCAGTTCTCCCTGCTTTACCACCTTCACCTCTTATACCATATTTAATTGCTTGAACAAGATCAAATGCAGTTAAAGGAACTGGACCAGCTAATTGTCCTAAAATATCTCCACCACTTCTAGTTTCTTGAAATAATACATCTCCGTAAATACCTAGACCACCTCCTTGTAAAAAAGCCGCCATTACAGATTTAACTTTTGTTGGATCTCTTGGTGATCTTCCTTTTAATAAATCTTTAATTGTCATTGCTAAATATCCTAATAATCCTGATGTAACAGTTATTGCTGCTAAACCTACAATTCCTCTTTGTACTTCTTTATTTTGTCCTTTAAAATAATCTAGTTCTCTACCTAAAACTTTTTGTACTATAGATAATGGAAATGCTTTAAATTGAAAAAAGAATCTTAATGCTTCTCCAGCAGCTGTTCCTGCTAATTGTCCTTGGGTCATAGTAGCTCTAACTCTAGCATCAGGCTCTATAACAGCATAGATTGATCTATCTAAAAGCATACCTGATACAGATGCTTTAAATTTATCTTTTTCTATACCTATTTCTCTAGTAGTTAAATCATCAATACCTGTAATTTTTTTTACATCAGCATCAGATATTTGGTCTAATAAACCTATATTAATAAACTCCGTTCCATCATCTGCTTTTTCCATCGCTGTTTTTCTAATCACATTCCATTTAGTAGAATCAATATTATAAATTTTAAATAAATTTTTTAGCTGTGGATTTAAAGAATCAAATGATAAATTTTTTTGTTTTGCAAAGTAATTAGCCATACCTAACATAGCACCCTCTTTAAGAGTATTAGTCCACCATGATAGTAAATTAACTTTGAAAAAAAATCTTTGTGCTTTTGTAAATCCTTTACTTAAATTATCTCCAACTTGATACCTTCCAGCAATATCATATATTGTATTATCAGCTATAAAACCAAGCATCTCTGCTATGTCTTTTTTTTGTTTGGTATTTTTAATCTTAGCTAAACTACTTAATGCTTCAAACATTCCACCTAAAAATGATTTTCCTTGGTATCTCATTTCAGAACCATATAAACCTATATCAGCAGCAGCTGAAACAGTTGCACCTCCTAATTTTGCCATAGAAGATAAAGCTCTTGCAATAGCAGAATATTTTGCTACACCAAAATTTTCTACAGTATAAATTGATCCATCTACAACTGATATAAATTTATTAAATTGTTTACTTGATACTGTGTTTTGATCTCTTTTATCCATAACCATTCTTTTAGCTACAGCTTTTCTAATTTTTTCAAAATTTTCAGCTGGTTTTGTACCTAATGTGTCCATGATACCTATATTTCTTCCAGCAGTTTGTAGACCTGAAAAGAAAGATTCTTTTAAATTACCTACACCAAATACATCATTATAATCAAACCAATCATCAGCAGTTTTAAAATGTAAAACTCTTTTAAACTTAGATGACTTTGCCACATCTTTTGTTGCTTTTGCTCCGTAACTAAAATCTGCACCATCTGATTTTAAATTTTCGTTTTTGACAAGACTGTTGTAAGCAAATAACATAAATTGATCAATGTCATCTACACCTGCAAAAGTTCTTTCTTTATCTAATTTATCTAATACAAAATTTTTCCAAGCTGTAAAATTTTTATTATAATTAATATCAGAACCTTTTAAATTTGGATCAGCTTCCATCTCATCTAAATTTTTTCCTAATTTTTTAGCTGCATCTCTAATAGAATATGGATCATGAGATTGTCTAACAATATAACCCCAAAGTTTTTGTATATTTGCACCACGATCATTTAATTTTAATCTTATTGTTTCAGAATACTCTTCCATAATTTTTGCTAATTTTAAAATATCAGGATTAGTTTCTTTTACTGGAGGTTCTAAACCTGTTAATTCTTCTATATAAGTTTTTTTTTGATTTAATTCATACATAGCATTAACAACTCTTCTTTGAGTTTTTTTATCCATTTTTTCAAATAAAGTTGTTACATTATTTTGTCTTAATTTTTGATTAAATCCTGCAATGAGTTGATTAACACTTGCGTGTTGTTGAACTGATACAGCTGATCTAGCACCTGTTATTCTTCTATTTGTGCCTACTAATATTGATATTAATCCTTCTTGCGGACTATCATTAAAATTATCTAAAATATATTCTACATATTTTCTTCCTTTAATTTCATTTTCTAAAGCATTTCTTTTGTTGATTTTTTTTTCTAATTTAATTTGATCCGATACTTCTTGTGCAACTTTGTCAACATTGATTTCATCAATAGATGTAATTCTTTTTTCAGCTTGTGCTATTTTAATTTGATTAATAATCTCATCTTTTTTAGCTGCTTTTATAGATGATTTTTTAAGTAACTCTTCTACTCTTAATAAACATTTTTTTGACATACTTACCTACCATTAACGCAGTTTATTGCGTCTCTTATTATTTCATCTAAATCTTTTGATCTTGTATTAACTTCATCAAGTTCTTCTTTAGTTGTTCTAGTTTCTACATCTTCATCTAATAATATATTTCTTGTTTTTTGATTTTCTTTTATTGCATTTAATCTTACTTCTAAATTATTATTTTCAATATCAATATCAGGTGATTGTTTATTTGAAACATTTTGTTCAACAGTATTTAATTCCATCTGATCTACTTCTGATACAGGTTTACTTCGTATTTGAGAAGTAGCTACAGTATCTGTAGAATTTTTTAAAACAGGATCAGCACTCACCACAGGTGAAACATCAACTGGTTTTTCTAAGAGTAAATCATTTAAAGATTTTTCTAATAATAATTTTCTTGTTTGTGGATTTGTCATCTCTAAATCTCTCATCACTCTTGAATTTTCAGGATAATATTCTTTATATAAATTAAGTTGTTCATCAGGTGTACCTGCTTCTTTCATTCTTTCTTTAAATTTACTAGCAGTTCTCAAGTCTTTTAATTTACCAGCACCAACGTGAAGTCCACCACCAAGAATAGTTCCAAAAGTTATGTTAAGTAAACTATCAGCAAGACCATAGTCAGCTTGCACTTTTTGTGCTACACCATATACAATAGGCTCTACAACAGCAGCACCTACAGCACCTTCTGTAACACCTCTTGCTAATCTTGCTCTTGTAAATCCTTGTCGTGCAACAAGACCAGCAAATCTTGCTTGACCAAAAACAGGAATAAATGATGCTGCAATATTTATAGGATCAAAAAGAGAAACTCCTAAACCAGTTGCAAATTTAGCTGCTCCTACAGCAAAACCTTTTGGACCTCTTTCAATAATACTTTGTCTTTGTCTTTCTTCTTTTTTTTCTTGAACCATAATATCTACAACAGATTGAAATTCATCTTTTTTAAAAAATAAACCAAGATCAGAATATTCTTCATTTAGTTCATCTCTCGATACACGATTTTCTTCTGCTTCCATAGCTTGACTTCTGGCAGACTCCATATCCCAATATGTTCCAATAGATGAAAGAGGGTTAAAGTTCCAGTTATCTGCTGCAACAGCTCCTAATGTTTCTCCTAGTCTAACAGAGTATTGATCGTAACCTGTTTTTGCAGCTGTTTCATTTATATTTAATCCAAAACCTAATTGTGCCATTATCTAGTACGAGTTAGTTTAACTTGTTTATTTTCTTCTTGTCTTTTAATTGATTCAGGAATAGCAGGATAAGCTCCTCTTGGATCAAGTTTTTGTGATTTAATTCTTATCTCAACATCAATATCTTTATCTGTGCCTGGAATAGATAAAGTTGTATCGTCAAAATTAAATTCTAAATTTTCTCCATCTTTATTAACAACTGGACCAAAAGAACCATCATTAAAAACAATTCCATAAATAATTCCTGAACCATCTGCTTTATTTCTCCATTCACCAAAATTTTTCATTTGATCTGTCATGGCTTCAGTAAGTTCAACTTCTGTAACATCCTCATCCATAGATTGAAAAGCCACAGCACCAAAATCTTGTAAATAAAAATCTTTTATAAGACCTGCTTTTTCAGCAATAAAGTCTGCACTTGAAGCAATAGATTTACCATCATAAATTAAAGGTATAAAAAAAGTTTCTTGAACATTGAAACTTCCATTAATTAAATTAACAGCTTCTTTTCTTGCAGCATTTTCACTTTTACCTGATACCATGCCACTTAAAGTATAAAATGTTAAAGTTTCAACAATGTTGTCTATTTTTTCTAATGCTACACTATTATTAAATGCACTACCTCTCATAGCCGCACCTTCAAAATCTTTTAAATTATCTCTTACATCTTTTCTTAAAGTATTAAAATTTATATTATTATCTTTTGCAAATTGTTTTAATCTGTCTTGTTCATCTTTTTCATCAAAACTTAAAAATTTTTCTGTAACTTTTGGATTGTTAAAAAAAGAAGAAAGTTCGGCAGTAACAGGTAAACCTGCTCCACTTAACTGTAACATAGCTTGTGAGTTATAAGTGCCAAATTCTGCGTTTAAATTTTGTAACATAGATACTCTCATGTTTTGATCGCCATTCATATATTTTTCTACAAAACTATCAGCTTGAGATTGAGACATAACTTTAACTTGATAATTAGGTTGTCCCATATCTATTTGTTTTTGAACTATAACATCAGTTAAAGCTAATTTTTTTTTAACAATCATATCTGGATTTGTTTCCGTTGCTAGTTCTTCAACTAATATTTTTAGATTATCATCTGTTTGTGTTAAAAATAAAACAGGATCTTTAGCCATAGCTTCATTTCTATTTTTTAAAGCATCTTTATATATTTTTTTAATTTTTTCAGCTGTTATAACAGGATATTTTTGTTCTGCTTCTTTAATAAAATCATCTGTAACTTGTGATGAATCTTTAGCATTAACACTATTAATAATATTAACATTATCTACACTTTCTACAATAGCACCATGCTCTTGAATAATTTTTTGATATTCTTTAGGTCGCAATATTTCTTTTGCAAATTTTAAATCAAAAGGAACTTTTTTTCCTAATGATGCTCCTGCTGCAAAGTTTTTATAATTTTCTTTTATTTCAGGAACTAAAACTGACTTTGCTTCATTAATTAATTTTCTTCTTTTAAATGAGTCTAAGCCAATATATTTATTTTTATCTTGTAAATTAAGGTATGCTTGTCTAGGATTAGATGAAATTTCTTGAGTTACATCAAGAATAATATTGTTAGAAATAATTATGTTTTTTTCTTTATTAAACCAGGCATCTCCCATACCATGTATATCTTTATATTCAAGAGCAGAATTAATCTGTTTGTCTTGAATTTGTTTTTTTTTATTTAAATTTTTTTCTAAAGTATATTCAACAGAAAGTACATTTTGTTCTTGAGTATAAATTTGATTACTATTTCTTTCCATAGCTTCAAATGAATTTTTTTTAATTTTATAAATATTTTCAGGTTGCTCTATATCTAGTAATGTTTCTAATCTTTTTTTAACTCTATTATTTTTAATTTCAGATAATTGTTGTTTTCTATAATCACCAAATTGCTGTCTATAAATACTAACAGATTCAAATTCATCTCCATTATTTTTTTGACTTTCAATAATTTTGTCAGACTCAGATTTCATTTCATAATATTTTTTCTTTGCTGCTATTTTGTCATTGTTATCTCTTTGTTTGATATAATAATCTTCAGCAACTTTAGCGACTTTTGATAATTCACCTGCAGGTGTTTGAAATGGAGAAACTTGAATATTAGTTCTAACTGCTCCAGCTTCTGCAGTTATTCTTCCTTTAGCTTGAAATGTAGGTATCTTTGGCATTACGGAGCTACCACCAATCCTTGATTACCACCGCCACCGCCACCGCCTGACATTCCTAATAAACTTTGACCAGCTTGTTTGTAGTAACCAATCTCTGCTTGTCTTGCTTGCATACGAGCTAAGTTACCTTGCATCCTTGCAAAGTTTGCTTGTTCAAATGCTCTTGATTGTCCTATCTTAGCATTGTAATCAATAATATCTTTTTCTATTTCAGCTTGTTCAGCATTAGCTCTTAATATTCTTAAACCTGATCCTTCTAA